TGGTTTTGAAACATTTGGTCAGATAGGCAATAGTAATACTACATATTACACATGCACTGACGGCACGGACTTTGAAACGGGTATAGGTACATACACAGCTTCGGGCACCACATTAGCTCGTACAACAATCTTGCAGTCCAGTAATTCAGATGCTGCGGTAAACTGGACTTCAGGAACTCGTACAATCTTTTGTACTTTGCCAGCAGAGAAGATGGCCTTCTTAGACGCCAGTGGAAACATACAAGGCTTTACAGAACAGGATCCAAACGCCTTGGCGTTTGCAATTGCATTAGGATGACGACATGGCAAACGCTTTTAAAACATTTACAGACACAGCGGTAGGCACGGCAAACGCAGACGTTTATACTTGTCCATCAGCTACAGAAACAACCATCATTGGTTTGAATATCGCGAACATTCTTACCTCTACCATTACAGTCAATGTGCAACTAATCAACAACGACGGTGACAATGTGCACATTGTTAAGTCGGCCACCGTGCCTGTTGGTTCGTCTTTGGTGGCCGTAGGCGGAGATCAGAAGATCGTTATGAATGCAAGTGATATTCTACGAATTACTGCAAGTCAGGCTTCAGCCGCAGATGTAACAGTGTCAGTTTTGGAGATCACTTGATGCCCATCAGTTTAGTCGGTGCAAGTGGTATGCCTTCTGGGTCTGTGTTGCAAGTTCAACATACTCAACATACTGGTCAATCTTCATTTGCATGCACCGCAGTCACGGATAGAATTCTCGGTGTTTTAACTGTTAACATTACGCCAACAGCAACAAACAGCGTAATTAAGTTAGACGCTCAAATTTTTGGAGAGTTCGATACTACCCTATCAACTGCATGGAATCACATGTTCTTCTTTTATAGAGACACAACCAAATTAGGCCAAGCTGCCGCTGGTGACAGACTAGTTGGCGTCTCTATGATTACACAGACTTATAGTCAATCAGGTCAAAATGCTGGTTCTACTCCAGAATGTGGCATAATTAGTTTCTTTGACTCACCTTCTTCGACGTCTCAAATCACTTATAAAGTCGGAATACGCACCAGATCTAATACGACATTATACTTAAACAGAACGGTTGATGACACTGATGCAAATACATCAGAACGCGGCATATCATTTATAAGTGCAACAGAGATAGCGGGGTAACATTATGAGCTATCTAGGCGGCGCACCCGCAAAATCCATAGCAACTCCAACCAGCCAGTTTTTCAGCGGCAATGGTTCGACAACTGCGTTTACATTGAACCGTGCTGTAAATGTGTCTGAAGATTTAGAAGTTTTCGTAAATAATGTTCAGCAGGAACCGGGTTCTGGCAAGTCATATACAGCCGCTGGAACGACGCTAACTTTTGATGCTGCGCCGAGTTCTGGCACAAACAATGTGTATGTCGTGTACCGTGGATTTTCTGAACGTGCTGTTCGTCTTGAAGCCAATGACGTAGGAGCTACAGTCACTGGTCAGATTTTTACTTCAGGTTCTAGCAAGACAAAAACAGACTTGTTTCAAGTAAACGCACAAACTGTATCAAGTAATGTTACGATCTCTGCCACGGAAAATGCCAGCATCACTGGTCCGGTAACCGTAGCCACAGGTGTGACAATAACAGTATCTACAGGCGGAACATTGGTGACACTATGAGTACAATAAAAGTAGACACACTTGTAGCAAACGATGGGACCAGCCCTGTTACGCTGACTAAGCAAGACGCATTGAAAACAAGAGCCGTGTACAATCAACACGGTTCTAATACATATATGGGAATTCCCAACGGAAGCGGCGGAACAGACACAATTAACGTATCAAGCTACGATGATGACAGCACAGGAAATGCTGGAGTTAACATGACAAATAATATGTCAGTCAAATCATATTCATTCTTTGGTAACATAATACAAACAAACAACACAGTTTGTATTGGATCGGACAGTACCACAGGCGCAATCGAACTTGTTATTCGTGACGCGGATTCAAACGCCGTAGCAGATAGTTTTTGGTATGCTGCTAACGCAGGAGCTTTAGCATGAGTGAGATTATTACAGACAAGCTCACTGGCAAGACCACTGCTAAAACTGTCACCGTGACGGTTGGTGCTAGCGCTACACAGTCTTTGGAACAGGGGTTGGCGAAGCATTGGACAAATGTTGACCAAACACCATCTACGCCTACCATTGAGGACAGCTTCAACAACAGTAGTGTTACCGATAGCGGAACAGGAGACTATTCACCTGTTTTTGTCAATAATATGAGTAATGCAAATTATGCAGTAGCTTTATGTTGTGGTGATTCTGGTGCTAGGTTTCATGGCGATGTGGTAAATAAAAGCTCAGTAACAGCAAGTACCTACAGAACATATTGGGTAAATACTACAAATGCTGCTGTTAATGATAATTCTATAGCCACCACTACAGTTCACGGAGACTTAGCGTAATGGCAGGTAAAATTGTAGCAGATACGCTGGAACACAGCACTGCTGGGTCAATCGCCACAAGCTATGTTGTCGATGGCAGTGCAAAAGCGTGGTTAGGGGCAGACGG